GTCCGCGTCAGTCATTAGGCCAGCAGTGCTGGTCGTAGCGGCGGGAATCGTGGCGTCCGTTCCTGTTGAGCTGCTTACAACGCCCGTAGTTGTCCCCGTGGCATAGTTTAAATCAGTACTAGGAGCCACCGGATAGACCAAGGCAGTCCATCCGCCAATGACTGAGGGATCATTTCCCGTAATAACATAAACCTTGCCTTCGTCAGTACGTGTAACCCAATCACCCTTTTCGCCACTAACAGACAGCATGGCCGCCTGATTAGCAACAGCACCCTTATATTCAGAGATTGCAATATCAGGAAGCGCAGAAGCGCTGATTTTCCCACCAGTTAGGGAAGCGTAAGTCCCTAAATCGGAAATCTGGCTCTCGGTAATGCTTAAAGCTGCTTGGTGGCTGGTTACGTCGTTCTGAGTAACTGTATAACTGGTTATATAGCCACTGTCGTTTGTTAAACTCGAAATATTGTCATTGGGCTGAACCGAGGTATTGGCGAGCAAACCCTGGGCAGCTGAGGCGTAGTCCGCATCGGAAAAGTCGGTAATATCAGCCTTCACTAAAGTAACGTTGCCAGTTTTACCGGCCACGGAATTTACCGCATCGGGTGGTACCTGAGCCGCCGTAATGTAACCAGCATCGTTGGTTAGGGTGGAAATATTGTCACTAGGCTGAGTAGCAGTATCAGCAAGAGTGCCTTGGCCGGCAGTAGCATAGTCCGCATCAGCGAAATCGCTAATATCGCTCTTCTGAAGCTGTACCGCGCCAGTTTTACCAGCGACGGATGTTACAGGTGCGTCTGCGGCAGCAGGAACCCAAGCTTGCCCGTTCCAAGTGTAATGAAGATAAGTATCGCCAATACTGGGATTAGAAGGGAACTGAAAGGCCATTTATCGCAGACTATGACTTAATTAGCTTGCCTAGCGTAAGTTTTTTACACACATAAAAAAGGGCGGTGTGTACCGCCCGATTTCTCTTGACCAGTAAATTTAAGGCTCTTCAGGCCAAGTAATGTCCCATGGGAAACCTGGCTGGGATGGCACATCGCGCAATGCTTGGCGATACGCCAGCCAAAGCGAACCGTCAACGGGAGAATCGGCAACCTGAGTCCAATCGCAGGCAATTAACTTGAACTCCCTCAGATTTCGCATCAAATTAGCTTGGTGAGCGTCGGCCTCAGCCCGCTCCTCCGTAGTCATGTCTTCTTGAGTCCAAGCCTGATGCCACACTCCGGTTTCAGGGTCTTTAACAGCAGGGGCTTCAACTACATTTTTGTAGCGATCAGGCTCGGGTTTATCTGTAGCCTCGTAGATTCCGTAGCCAAACGGTTCCACATCTTCTGGCTGCAGTGGCAAGGTAAATGAAGTTGTCGGAAACAACCTCAAGAAGTTGCTTTGCAGAATGGGGTATCCTTCAGCGATACCATTGTTCAGTCGGATCAACATTGTTCTAAATAAATAAAGGTCATGTGAACTGGGCAATTATCCCCAGCTTATTTTCATATAACCTCTACCTCCGGTACCTCCACCCCAGTTTCCTGTACCAGCTCCACCTCCTGGTACTCCTCCACTTGGGGCAGTGTTGTTGCCGTCAGTTCGACCATTTCCTCCGTTAGTACCGCCATTAACACCGGAACCACCATTGGCGCCGGAGTAACCGTAAGAGGCCCCACCGCCACCACCTGCTGGCGTCAGGTAGGTGCTTCCAGTTGCAGCAGCGCCTCCACCGCCGCCGCTGTTCTGGACCCCACCGCCACCGTATCCGCCAGAACCGCTTCCGCGGGAGCCGCTGTACGCCATATAGCCGCCGCCGCCTCCGGCATAGGAAGTGCCCCCAGAGCCCGAGCCACCAGAACCGCCGTATGGATTAACTCCTGGCGAACCGCCCGAAGCACTGCAGGTGCCGTTATTAAATTTAGTAGTACCTCCTAGATTTCCAGCGCTAGTGGTGTTGGCAATGACAACTGTATAGCTGGTGTCCTTGACAACCGAAACGGTCGCCAAGACAGCACCCCCACCGCCCGCGCCGCCCCTAGAGGCGCCGCCCCCGCCTCCAGCTCCGACCGCCTGGATGACAACATCAGTGGTGTACGGCGCAATCCAGGTGTAAGTGCCATTTGAAGTAAATTCGTCACTGCCCGGTTCAATGGGCTCAACTGCTGCTCCTTTTAGAATTGCCCTAGTAATGGGATCCATGGTTGTTCTCCTAGCTTAGTTTGTGTAATCGACAAGCGCCGCACCACGCCACCGACTACCGCCGTCATCAGTTAAAAACAGAAATAGATGAGTTTTACCTGTAGTAAGTGAAGGGGCTGAGTCTGCTGGCCACTTGACAGTACTAGGCCACGTAATCGTGCCGCCTGAATGAGTGACTTCTAAAGTAAATGAGCCTACAGTTCCACTAGAAGGAGGATTAGAGAAAGTGAAGGTGGAATCTGAAGAAATTGTTTTTGTGAAGTAATTACCAGTGCTCAGATCAATATCGAGCGCAGCAACAGCTTCAACAGTCTGCTCATAAGGACCGTCAACACTTAGACCAGCATTGAAGGTTTGTTCAGCCGTAAAGGTGTTAGCAACGTCGTTCTTGGTAGTGTCAGCGTCATACGCTTGAACAACTGAACCCACGTCACCATCAACAAGGATGGTATTGCCAGCAGGAAGGTTCGCATCATACGCTTGAACAGTAACGCCGATGTCAGCACTGCCGAGCTTTGAGGCAATGCTTTGTACCGTTAGATCGCTATCCGTACCTGAGTTGTCCCAGACAATCGTGTCTGCTTTAATCTTGCCGTAGGCCATGATCAGTGCTCCTTAAGGTGAAGAGTTAGAGGGGTTGCCCTATACAACAGTCCAAGCACTGTCTTGGGGAACAGTGATCACGGCGCTTTCTTGAACTGTCATTGGTCCAGAGGAAACGACGTTCTTACCGGTGCTCACCGTGTAGCTGGTGGTGATGGTGTGGTCGTGCTCCAGTGCCCATTCGTCACTGCCTCCACCGGTCGCGCCACCACCGCCGCCGCCGCCACCACTACTGGTGATCGACCAGGCATAGCCGTTCCAGGTGTACTGCCCATGAACGTCGCCAGTAGTCGGACTTGATGGAAACGTAAACGCCATCGACCCTTGGTGGCAGACTGAACTAGGATGCCAAGGTTATTAGATCGAAGGAGCCTCAGGCCACTCCTGTAGCCCATCAGGATTCTGTTGTTGTTCTTGGACTTCCGGTACCTCAGGAGTCAGCTCAACATCATCTTCGTCGTAAGTCGCTGCTACATACTCTTGGGTAACAACAGAGATAGTACTAGGAGCCGTAATCAATGCCGCCAGCTCGTCTACGTCAACACAAGCCTCGATTTGAGCTTCACGTGCGCCAGATACAGTCCGAACATCGGCACGGTACTGAGCCACATCAGGTGGGCATGCGCAATTGGAATCCTCAACCATGCGGGTGATATACCAGTCGGTCGGCGCCAACAGGGAACCTGCAATCTCTTTTTGTTTAGCTGTCCACAGTTCCTTGAGCTGAGTCAGATCTTTAGGAATGCCGACACCCCAATAGAAGCGCTGGTCATAATAAGCAGCAGGTTCATCTGCTACCCAAGTAATTCCAAGCGAATCCCGCTGCTCTTGACTGGAGCTTTTTAGCCAATCCTTTGGGTACTGATTGCCCTCGGCATCAGTAAACGCCTTGTTCAGACGCAGGGGCTTGCCGTTGTAGTAATACATGCTTGGATCAGGGCTGGACTAGAATTCCGATCAGCGGGCGCGGGCGTACTTGAAGGGCGATTCGGCCAGAGCCATGTATAGGTAGGTGTGATTGCTGAGATTTGCCTCCCAGGTGCTATTTCTCAACTTAAACCCATTAGATAATAAGTCAAAATAAAAGTTTGAGACGCTTTCTGCTGCTAAATCATTTGGATAAAGGAAGTTTTTGACTACATTTGATGGGTTAAGCGCTGAGTCAATAAGAATCCATTCCTCAGCCGAGCCTGATGTAGTATTTTTAATCAATAGCCACCTTGGTCTAAACCCGGTCCATATGAACGGCGCTGAGTCTCCGCTTTGGCCGTTGCCGATGTAGCTGCCGAAGGCGCTATAGTTCTTCACAGGGGTGAAACAGTACATTACATAATTGTCGCCCAGTGCACCAGTGTTGATATTTGCGTTACGATATACTACCGTACTTGTAGGAAGAGAAAAACCTGAATCCAATTTGGAAGCTGTAGACTGCAAATTTAAATAATCCATGCTTCCATCAATGACGTCAGTGTAGACAAGCCAATCACTAGCATTGGACCTATTTTTGGTAATAGTTAATGCCGGTTTAACGCCAAGTCCGTGCCCTACTGACGCGGAAGCGCCATTCCCCGTATAAGTAACAATCGAGAACCCCGCACTAGTATTAGCCCTCACGTTGGATGTGATGGTGCCGTCGGTGTTGCTGACCGTCGATGATCCGGCGTCCCAGGTCCAGGCTACGTATGACGAGCTATTTAGATTTACGCCTCCATAACTAGTATCTGCACCAAGATCAAAACCGTCACTATTAAAAGCATTTAATGTATCTGTGATGTCCGTGCGCTCTTCGTTAGTCAAGTTAGTTCTCACAACTTTATTTGTGCCACGAATAATGTCAAACAACGAATGACTAGAAGTAGCGTTACGCCTTTTTATCCACACCAGATCAGGCGAAAAGCCCAACCCCGAAATTGTCTGCGTACTGCCATTACCCGTATAAAGCGCCACATCCATAACGGTGGATGGGTCTTCAATCGTCGGCGTGTCTAGGAACGCAGTACAAAGTGGCTTGTAATCTGTGCTGGGACGATTTGTCCCAGGGTTTTGATAGGCGTAAGGACGTTGGCCAAAGTTGAAGGCGGTTGATGATGCTACGTCGGCATAACCGCCAATATGAACTGGTTCTCCGCCTGCAGTCAGGTAGGAATACGCTCCAGTGCCTTGAAGCACTCCGTTTTTGTAAAAAGTGGCTTGCTCATTGTCTACATCAATAGCAACACCAAGAACATCGCCAGTGGCATAAGTGCTAAACGTAGGCGATCCCGTTAGACCAGTAGTGCCGCCGTTTGCTCTCCAACGAAAAGCGGTATAGCTGGTGCTAAATTTACTGCCAACCCGCACCCAGTTACCCGTACTGCCTGAAACTCCGCTAAGCATTGTGGTTTCGTAGTACCACTTGCCCGAAGTCAACCCCCAGTCAGACCACGCGGTATTTGATGCACTCCAATCAACCTGTAGATTGCCGTTACTTTTTGCCGCTTGGGTGTAATCCACAAACCCGATAATGGGCGACATTGTTGCATAATTCCCCGGCACTTCTCCGCCCGCGCCAGTGTCATTTGCGGTGTCGCCGTTCGTGGGCGAGTCAAGGAGGGAGTCGTTGCCCGCACCAGGAGCGACGCTGATGTTATTAACCGTCCAATCATTTCCATTCCCACTGGTGTCCGTGCCAAGTGCAGAGGCAGAACTATTGTCGCTCAGGGGCAAATGAAAGCCGTTGGTGGAGTAGGTTCCAGCGTATTCAATCGGCTGCCACACGCCGTTGTCGTCAAACTCACCGAAGCTGGTGGGGCCTAGCGCTTGACCGTCGATGAAGTGAACGTCGGCTAGGTAGCCGTCAAAGTAGTAACCGCCAGATGACCCATAACCAGAGATATTATTTTGAACTCCGTTTTTGAATAGAACAGTACTGGCACTTGCTGTCCATGATGCCGCCTGTACTCCATTTACATAGAGATAACTTGTAGCACCAGAAGTTACGGAACATACAAGATGATACCAAGCACTTGCATCTCTATAAACAGCGGTAGTGATTCCTTGATTAATGCCACTACCATTTAACGAGAAATTGTTTCCAGTAGTGAATTCTAGATATGTGGAAACCCCGCCGGAAATCCATCCGGTAATCATTTGCTCCCCGCCTATCTTTGCACGCTTCGCCCAACAACTAAATGTCCATGTTGTGTCATCTGATGCCGGGGTGCGGCTGAGGTGCCCCGATGAAGATGGGTCAAACCGCAGCGAACGTTCGATCTCGTAGCCAGCGGCACCCCCGGCTGCGCTGAAAAACAGTTCAGCGTTATTCATCAGGAAATCCCCTCAACGACACTACCCATCAAGATAACAGTACTACTTTGCACGTAATACGGAATAATTGCTGGGAATGTTGCAATAGTCGGAGCAGTGCCGCCAGGAAACTTGAAGTTAGATCCCCAAACAACAGGGCCAGCAGTAATGCGGATAGCACCTGTCTGACCAGCTGCAGCATTCGTGGGATTGGGCACAGTAATGGCTCCAACGGTCCACAAATTACCAGTACTCAGATCAAATGCACTTGCAGTAATGGTACGTTCAGTGGTGCGGGTTGCAACGGTAAACGTCGGCAGAACGTCACTCTTAACAGTATCCGCGTCGTAGCCTTGGATCGTTACACCGATTTGAGCAGACGAAACAGAGGTCGCCACCAGCGAACCGTTGTACTTGATATAGGTCAGATCCTCGTCAGTCGCAAACACGAACTCGCCCTCAGCGATGTCCGCAAGGGATGAATTCAAATTCGACTTAGTGCCCCTGGCGATTAGAACCTTTGTCCTTGGATTAGGGGTCGCCATAAGAGAATTGCAATCCTGCTAGTTTTCCTATCAGGCAAAAACTCCGCCGTCTACAGTTTGATCAATTCCAGTCGAGGTTCCAGCGTTGAAGTCGCCAGCATCAAGGATCAGATAAGCACCCCTAGCTTCCCCGTTATCAAAGTTTCCACCGTCGGCATTGATCTGATACCTATACAGAGCCAGCTCGTCGGCATTCTCCCAAGCACCATCCTGCCTGAAATAAGGCGAACCATCCTGGGGAGCTTCTGCGATTCCTCCACCTCCGCCGCCGCCTACCTCAATCCAGCTGGTCCCATAATAAATATAAAAGTCTCCAGTGTCAGACTCCCACCACTGATCACCATTTACCAACGACGAACCATCAGGCCTAGCCGTTGGAGCTGCATCAGAAACTATTGCGCCGTTATATCCTGGCTCAACGACCGTCGCAGTGCCGTCATCCTTTTTGATAAACAGCTTGCCGTCATACGTATTGATGGCAACCTCACCTAACGCAATCTGTGAAGTCGTCGGTACGTTGCCCTGAACCGCGCTACGGCGCAGCTTGATTACGTTGGCCATGGTCGCTATCTAGCAAAAAAGGACCGTATTAACGGTCCTTGTAGTCTTCCTTTGCGTAAATGTTTAGAAGGTTCCGCCGTCGATGGTCACACCGTCAATCGTGCCACCAGTAATGCTGACGTTGTTGGCAGCCTGAGTAGCGATTGTTCCAAGACCTAGGGTCGTCCGTGCAGCAGATGCACTCGCATCATCAAGAAGAGTACGAGCAAAGCTGGTCAGCGTAGCAGTGCTAAAAGCATCACTACCGGTTGCATAGATCAGTTCATTCGCACTCGTCGTAAGGCCAGCCAGTGCAGTCAGAGTGGCGTCAAGAGGCTGTGCATCGGTAATGCCATAGCCACCAAGAGTAGTCGGGGAGCTGAAGCTGCTGACGCGACCATAGGCATCAACAGTAAAACCGATATAGGTTCCAGCCGTGCCATGAGTGGCCAGGTCAATGTTGTTAGCATTGACGGCAATGCGTCCACTGTTTGCTGTGACAACATCAATCTGACTACCAGTCTTGATTAGACCGTCGCCAGCAGTGATCTGACCAGCACCAGAGAACTGGGTGAAGGTCAAAGCGGTGGAGCCTACCGTGATCGACCCATCGGTAGAAAGGACAAAACCAGCATCAGCATTCGTCGAGCCTTCCTCGACGAACACGAACATGCCAGGAGTTACATCTGCAGAGCTGTCTGCGTCCGCAGTACGTGACCAAGCGCCTGAAGCAGCCTCATAGATACCGTTCTGACTGGCAGTGCTTTGGTTTTTAACCAAAACACGATCGCCAGCAATAACACTGATGCCATCAATAGTCTGAGTGCCGCTCAGCGTGATGTTGCCAGTCGTAGCGACTCGAACGCTGTCCTTAACATCAAGACCTTGTGCCGTCGAATCGACATAAGCCTTGGTTGCTGCGTC